AACTTTGCAGCTAGCATAGATTTGATTTGTGGTTGAAAAGCTTCTTCTAAAGCGATTTTAGCATTTGCAATGGCTGATTCTTTGACAGTCTTTGCATCGGCGATAGCCTCTTTTAAAAAGTTTCTATTCATTTTTCCTTAATTTTTTTTGGAAGTACGATTATTTGGAATCGTAATAAGAATTATTATTATTCGAATGTCATATAAGAAATGACATATTATGTTTATACGTATGTGTGGATATTTAAAGGTAAATAGAAAAAGCGCTTCTTCGAAAAGAAAGCGCTAATTCTGGGGTTCACAGGAAAAAATTTTAATAAATGGGACATGAACCATTTGCACAGAGTATTTCTGTGATTATAGTATTTAACTTAGTATATGGATTTGTTTTTGGAATTTTCATTCCTTCTTTTACTAAATGCATAAATGAATCTGGGTTGGATGGAGTTGAAACAAAATCCCAACATAATAATTCAAAATCATCTTGTACTTCTTGTACTTCACCCATTGGTTTTAAACTTCCCATCCCACGAGAAGATACACCAACTGTAATTCCACTTTCAACTAATGCCTTTAATATATTTCCAGATGGTGTTGGTAATATTTCTATTTTACCTATTACATTATCACCATCCCACCACATATCTTTAATATTATGAGATACATTTTTTAAATTTATAATAGAATCATCTGGGTGGTCTAATTCTCCCATTGCTCTATTCTCATTTACTAGCACTCTATACTTGTCAATTTCTCTTTCCCATAGATCTTTTGAGTAATATCTACCGTTACCGTTTTTTATTTCAGCTGTAGCTAATATTCCTTCAACTAAAGGATTACCAGCTTCAGAAATATTCCTTTCTGACAACGATTTGGGCATAGCTGTAAACAGCCGGGTTTCAACAAGTACTTGCTTATTCATGTATCTTTATTTGTTTTGTCTGAATTTCTTTAAACCCGAATATGATTCAGGGTTGTCATTAGAACTATAATTTGAACTGTCATTAGAATTTTCATTAGATCCCGCATTACTTTCTTCAGCAATTTCTTCGTCTTTATTATTTCTAAATGCTCTTTCTGATGTGTCAGAATTTGAAGCTCCGGCATAATTTGATGATTCCATATCTTCATCTACTACTTCAGTTTTTTTATAAGACTTACCACACATTTTTTCATAAAGTTTTTCCATCTTCATTTTTCTTCTTTCAAGATCCTTTACTTCGCGTTGCATTCCTTTTATCTTAGTTTTATCAACTAATTCTGATAGGCTTTCATCTTCAGTAACCATAGAAAGTCTTGTATTTTTCTTTTCTATAATTTCATCAATATGAGCAATTTTAGCTTCTAAAGCTACAACTTGTGATTGTTTATCTATTTCAGCTAATTTACTATCTAATGTTTCTTTTTTTACTTTCTTTTTAGCAACTGGCTTCTCACCTAATGGGCCGCTTTCCATCAAATCTATTAATGATATCATTTTGTTTTCTTTTAGTTTTACTTTTTCCATTTTATCAGATTTACTCGCTGTCAAACCTGGGGCTTTGTCTGTATATCCTAATTTATCTATACCAAACATAGCATTTTTTATATAATATAAAGGATCACTAGCTAAATTCTTAGCTACTAACTTTTCGGCTTTTACTATTTCTTCTCCTAAATCAGCATCTGATACTGTTTCTCTAACTTTATCCATTTCAAATTTAACACCTAATTTAAATTCTTCACCATTTAAAGTATCATAGTTATCTTTATTAGCTTTATAATCAAAATTATGTGATTCTATATCTTCAACCTGTTTAGCTACTTTTTTAGAATCAGCTTTAACTGCTTCATCTGCTTTAGATTCTTTAGTTTGTGCTACACGTAGTGGAGGATATCTATTTGGGTTTTTAGGATTTGCTTCTTTTATAATATCTACATTATCATTAAATATTTTAAACCAATCTGGGGATTTAGTTGGGTTAGCAATGCCTGCTAAATTTTCGGTTATTACAGACCTATTTAATAGAATTTTTTCTGCTTGTTGGAATGTAGCAGAATTAACTATCATATGTGAGTAATTTCTTTTAACCTCTTTAAGAAAAATTTCTTTATTACCTTTTCCTTTTTTTATTTGGTTATACTGTTCTTGTATTGTTTTTGCCATTTTATTCTCCTTTTAATAAGTCTTTAATATCTTTTATATAATCTAAAACTAAATCTGTTGGTTTAACTACGGCATATGATGAAGGATTATCATTATAATACTCACTTGTTTCATTTTTAGCGTTGCTTAACATCTTATAAATATCATTAAGTTCTTGCTCAATTACATCAAATGCTTTAATTCTTTCACCTTGAAATTTTTTCTGATCTTCAAATAGTTGTTTTACATCTAATTTTGATCCTTTTTGTACATAATTTCCGGATTTGTTTTTTGGAACTAATTTATACCCATAAGCATCTAAATTAATATCTTCAGTTAAATTTTTAGGTTTTTTAAAGGCATATGGTGTTGCATATGTCATACCCTTACCTGGGGTAAATGAAGCTGATCCATCACCTCCGCCTGTTGTAGACATTTCTTCTATTTCTTCCTCAGTAAGTTGTGATTTTAGTTGATCATAAAATGCCGGGTATTCTTTTCTTAAATGTGTTCTAAATTTATTATATGTTGCTCTTTGTTCATCATATATAGCTCTTAAAACATCATCATCTCTTACAGATTCACCTCTAATTAAATCATTAGCTGCGTCTCTAGAATCTTTTAATTGTTTAATTAATTCACCAAAAGAGGGTAATTGAATTACACTATGAGAAGTTCCCCCACCGGCTGATGTTGTTTCATACTTAAAATAAGTATCACCATCGTCAGAAATAAAATCATTGTCATTCCAAGGACCGTGTCTTTTTTCAATCCAACTAATCAGTTTAGGATCAATATCTTTTTTTTTAGCTTCTGTTATACTTTGGTATATTTTTTCTATAATATTATCCATTAGCTATAGTTAATTCTTCTAATAATGAGTGATACTGTAATAAATCAACTAAATGACTATTTTTAACAATTGTTCTTTTATTTATTTCTACAATTAATTTATTAACTTCTTGTAATTTTATTTTAGTTGTTTGATCTTTTACCTTAACAATCTTAGACTTAAGAAGGGATTTTATATTATTAATTTCTTTATTATAAAATTCTTTTAGTAAAGGGCCATTATCTGCTGAATTAATAAATTCTTTAAGGATTAATTTTTGTTTTGAATTTAAGTTATCATATTTAGTATTAAAATTTTCTAATAATACATGGTAAGTTAAAGTACGTAAATCCTTATCATAGGATTTAAATTCGGTTAGTACTACATCTTCAATTTTTTCTTTATTAATTTCCTGGCTTGATATGTGTTCTAATATAGTAACTTTATTATCTATTATTTGGTTAGGATTTGTATTATTAGATGTATTATATAATTCTAATAACATATAAAAAGAAGCTTGTTCTTTATAATCTGATAGTTTAGTTCTAAATAAATCCTCCACATTATAGTGGGATTTTAGTTCTTTAATTAAATTATATTTTTCTTTTTTTAATTTTGTTCTATTTAACTTTTTAGATTGCTCTAAAACAGTATCTAATATAATATTAGCTCTAGACTCTGTAAGTTTTTTATTTTTAAACACAGTTTCATAAAGTTTATATTCTTTTCCTAATTCAGTATTTACAAAATATTCTTTTATTATTTTAATTGCCGGGGAATTAATACCAGATAGAGTGTCACCAGTAATCTTCTTTACTAAAATCTCAAAGAGAATGCCAGTATTTTTAAATTTTGAGTGTTTTATATACATCAATATTTATTTTAGTATAAATATATTAAAATTATTGTTCCTTGATATTTGACTCATCAAGTAGCGAACTTTTCGCTTTATCTTGTTCAAATACTAACGTTTTCTCGCTAGGCATTGACTTTAACATACTTTGGTGTTGTAAAAATTGCTTTTGTGCCTCTAAAGTTAAAGGGGATTTGTTTGTATCATTATCATCTTTTTTCATACCTGCAGCACCTAATCTATCTTTACCAAAATTATCATCTTGGGTATTTCGTTTAGATACTTTTTCAGCAGGTCTCCCTAATGGTGTTTTATCTTTTGTACCTTCTTTATAACCATCAGGTACATTTCCTGGATCTGAAAACATTCTACCTGATCCATATAATGATGCTAAGTCATGAGGAGTACCATATGATTTACCTGTTTCAATAGGATCATTACCTTCAGCTTCTATTTGAGATATTCTAAATCCTCTTTTAGCATCTTCTCTAATTAAATCTCTATATTCTTCAAATTGATCTTCACTTAAATGAAATATATGTTCATAAATCCAATCTGTAGGTAATAACTGATTATCTTTCATCTGTGCAGCTAAATCTACTTTTTCTTTCATTAATGCTATTCTTTCTTGATCATATATAATTGAAGGATTAGTTAATGATAGTTCAAAATTTCCTAATTGTTCATCTCTATAGCCTTGGGTATATAAATGAACTAATGCTATTTTGTATAACTCTGATACTATAATTCTTTGTATACGTTCTATGGTGCGAGCAAATCTAATATCTTGTGCTGCTAAAGTAGCTTTACCATCTGTATTTTCATCATACCCCATAAATGCTTTTGGAACTTTTAAAGCAGCAAATAATTTATCTCTTAAATATTCAACATCTTCAATTCCGTTCCACTGCAACCCATTTAAATTTTCTATTTTAGTTGCTTGGTCATTACCCCTAATAGGAATATAATAATCTTCTAATATGTTTTGCATATTATATTTAAGATTATATTCACCTGTTTTTTCATCTACAAATGGGGTACGTTTTAGTTTACTTAAAGTTTTTTCCATAAATGCATCTACTTCATTTGGAGGGATTGAACCTACATTCATATAAAAAATACGTTTTTCAGGTGCACGCACAATTCTATGAATTAACATAGCATCTTCCATTAACACATATTGTTTAAATATTTTCCTTGCTGGTTCTATATATGATCTACCATAGGGTAAAAAATTCATATCAGATAATAATCTAAAATGAGCCATTTCATAATTGTCAAATATTATTCCTGATGCTTGGTCTCCTGAGTTAGGCGCATTATAATAACCATAACTAGAGGTAGAAACACCATCTGGGTCGAATCTATATTTTATTTCAGCAGGATTTTTTTTATTACCATCTTCACCATATCCAACACCACCTTCAAGCCTTTCAATATGGAATGCTGTGTAGGGAATTACATTATATACCCCAAATTTTTCTGCTATTTCTAATTTTAAGAAAAAATCTCCGTATTTACACATATTTCTTATCCACGGCCAAAGATTAAATTCAACATTTAAAACATCATAAAATAAATTATATAGAATTTTTTGAATATCTTCATCTGCTGATTTAATTTGTAATACTTCCCCCATATCATTTTTTAGGGTAGCTTCATCAGCTATAATATCTAAAGCAGATGCTACAATAGCATCCATATCCATAGAATCATAGTCAGAATATAATAAGGGACGCATTGCCTGATAGTTAAAAGATAACTGTTGACCATATATTGACGTACCTGCATTAGAATATATTCTATTAAATCTATCTACTAATGAGTTTGTTTCTAATTCTCCAGTTTGTTGTGCTTTATTAACATCAAATACCTTAAGTTGATCACCACCAACATTACGAATTATTACGTCTGTTGAAAATAATCTTTGAAGTCTTGAAAATAAACCTTTATCTGCCATTTTATTCGTTTTTTATAAATATATTATCTATTATCCTAATAACCAACCTATATTATGATCTTTACCGTCTATGTTAACCTCATATGGGTTTTTAGTACTATTAGATGCATAACCTCCACTATAGGATACTTTATTACTTTTTACACTACCCAAAGTTGCTCTAGTCATATCTAAACTTTGTTGTTGAAATTTTAATGATGTGTCTCGTAGGAACATACTAATTCCAAATGACATAACTAAATCATCATTGTAACCTGTTTGAGCTTCTGGTCTTCCATTTTTCCAAATAAATACCTTCATTTCTTCTAATAAACGTTTTGAGCGAATTATTACGGATCTATCACCAACAAATTCTCTAAATTTATTAATACAAAGTGGTCTAGTTTTCATTGACATTGTAAATCCTGGTACCATTTCTGAGTTACTTTCATATACTCTTAAAAATGATTCTGCAGTTAAGGCATCTGATTTTGGTGATTGATATAAGTTTCTATATCCTCTTTCTCGAATTGCATCTAATGTAGCCCACCCAATATTAGCATTTTCAACTACTAACATAGCATTATTATATTCAGTAGCTAAACCTGTTAAAAAATATCCAAATTCTTTAGGTGGCATTTGTCCTTTATATTCTGCTACTTGAGTATTTGTTGCTATATCCATAACATGGCATGCCGAAAAATCTTTACCATCTCCTCTAGCTACATCAGCTGTAACCATATATTCTCTTGAATAGTCTGCCGCTTCCCAAATCCATAAATTTTGATCAACACCTCTTCTTTCCATTGGATCTTTAATAGTTGTTGAACTCATAAAATCAATCCACTCAGAATAAAATACTATATCCCCAGATGTACTAAAGTCACAATCACATTCTTGTGAAGCTAATCTAGGATCTCCTAATAATTCATCTTGTCTATTTCTCCATTCTTGATCTCTTTCAGGGTGAACGTCCCATGGTAACCTTATAGGTAAAAAATCATTTTGATTATTTTCGGCCGATACCCATGTTTTATGGAACCAATTTCCAGTACCATATGGTGTACTTAATACTATAGCACCACCCCCAGTTGCTAGGGTTTGTTGAGCTGATGCCCATATTTCTCCAATTTGGTCGATAAATGCAGCTTCATCTATTAATAATAAAGATACTGCTTCTGATCTACCTGCATCACTTGATGCTGATGTTGCCTTAATTATTGACCCATTGCTTAATCTTAATGATAATTTATTATTTTCTTCAGCTTTAATAGCAAGCCAAGAAGGTAAATTATCATACATAAATTTTACCTTAGTAACCATATTACGTGCTGTTTCTTGCTTAGTTGCAATACATAATACATTTTTATCCTTGTGAAATAACATTAACCATAAAGAATAACCAGCTGATAAGGTTGATATGCCTAACTGTCTTGATTTTAATATTATTGAATATGGATTTTCTTGCATTAAATGCAATACTTTTTCTTGAAACGGGAATAGATTAAATAATATTCTTCCTCTTTGGGGGTGTTGAATATTACAATACTTTTTCATAAAATGAGCAGGATCTTTAGCACATTTTATATATTCTTGTCTTATTATTTGTTTTAAATCTGACATTATTTTTTTCCTATTTTCCAGTATAATCTACCAGATATTACAGGTCTAAAATCTTGGTTAATTCCTATTCCTAAACCATATATTTGTTTTCTTTTATCCTTATAAAGTAACTCACCACCTAAGTAGTTAATCTGGTCACTTCTTCCTTGTAATCCTAAACCATAATAAAATTCTCTTTTATTTATATAATGTTCTTCTGTAACTATTGTTGTTGGTATTAATATATTAGAAGTAACTTGTCTTGAAAAGATGCTATTTTGTGATATAGTGTCTGTTATAATTACTACTCCAAGAGAATCTAAAATAATTTCATCTACATATACATTTTTTGAATAATAATCTTTTAAAACTTCTAAAGTATCTATAGGAATATTTACTAAAATAGAATCGATTTCATATTTAGTAATAACTTTGGTTTTCCATTTAGGAATATATACTGGTTTGTTAACAGTAATGGTGTCCCATTTAGTTTCTATTTTAGTTATAATTTTAGGTTCAGTCTCTATTGGGGTACTACTACAACCTTTTTGTAAATATATAACTATAATTAAAACTACAATTAGTAGGGTTTTTATATTCTTAAAGTAATCCTTCAAGTTCTTTTTTGATTTTAGTTAATTCTCTTAACCTGTTAGTTAATTTTTCTTTTTCAACACCTTCAGCATCTTTCCATTTTTTAACTACTTTTTTCATTTCTTTTTGTGTATCAGCTAATTTATAACCGATTTTAGATAGTGGTTCTTTTTTTAACTGTGATGCTGTAGGTTCTTTTTCCTCATCATCTTCTACCTGTTCAAAAGCCATTTCTTCACCCCCACTATGGACATATAAATCTGTAGTATCATCTACATCTTTTTTATCAACATATCCATCATCTTGAAATTTATCTGAGTCATTTCCTTCACTAACACCATCAAAATCTCTTTGTTTTAAAGCAGCCATAATAGCAAATACAGCATCTTGTTCGCTGTAGTCATATCTTTTAGCAGTTCTTGCAATATAACGATTTACATCTCTAGATACTTCTGGGTTGAGAGCTTCTGTTAATCCTAAATCTGAAGATAATTTAGCTGTTTTTTCTAATTCAGCATTATAGTTTTGTTGATTTTTAACATCATCTGAAGATGCCGCCTCTAAAATATCAAGTATTTCTTCTTTTATAGATTTTTTTAGTTCTGATTTTTTCATTGGAAATATTTTATTATAAATATCAAAGAGAGACTGCCTGTTTAACTATTTTTATACGTTCTTCTGTTGATCCCTCAATTTCAACTAAATTTTTTATTTTATGTCTATATTTAGTAATTAAAAGTTGTATATTTTGGTCAATCAATTTTCTATATTCTGCATCCGTTTCTCTAACTCCATTATTTTCAATTTCTACCCCTTCAGGTGAAACATAAAATATATAATCATATTCTTCTAGTATATGAGATGCAAA